ACAACATGGACTTTAGCGCCAAACCCAAGTAATACTTGGACTGAGGCTGATTACTTAGAGAGGGCCGCGTAATGCCTACCACAACGACAAACTATTCTTGGAATAAGCCAGCCGTGGGCGGCGACGAAGATGCTTGGGGCGGTTATCTAAACGGCAACTGGGACAGCTTAGACACGCTTCTCGGCGGCGTTACAACCGCTGAGTTCGGATATGTCAGCGGTGTCACATCTTCCATTCAAACACAGCTAGATGCTAAAGGCACAGTTTCATCGCTTTCTGACCTTGGCGTTACAGCCACATCCACTGAACTTAATTACGTCGATGGTGTTACATCGGCCATTCAACCGCAGCTCGATGCCGCTGCAACAACTGGGAAGGCAATCGCAATGGCGATTGTTTTCGGTTAAAGGAGAAGCCACATGGCCGCACCAAACGTAGTAAATGTCGCCACAATCACCGCCAAGTCGGCGCTGGTGGCTTTGTCTTCAACCTCGCAAACAACGCTGGTCAGCAACGCTGCATCAAGTGGCAAGGTGTTTAAGATTAACATGATCCAGATTGCAAACGTCGATGGCGCAAACGCTGCTGACGTGACGATTGACGTTCACAGCGCCGCTGCTGGCGGTGGCACAGCATACTCGCTGGTCAGCACTATTTCGGTTCCGGCTGACGCATCCTTGGTTGCTGTAGACAAAGGCACAGCTTTGTATCTCGAAGAAGACCGTTCCATTACGGCGACTGCTGGCACTGCGAATGATCTGGAAGTGATCGTTAGCTACGAGGAAATTAGCTAATAGGAGCCTCTGATGGCTAAACGTACAGGCGGCTTTATAGGCCAAGACGGGATCAACGCACCCGATCCAGCGACAGGGGTTACTGGCACGGCTGGTAATTCGCAGGTTGATGTTAGCTTTACCTCCCCGTCTGATGTAGGCGGTGCGGCGATTACAGAGTACCGCGTAACAGATAGCACGGGCGCTCATACAACGTCTGGTTCTGCGTCCCCTATCACAGTCTCCGGCCTTACCAACGGCACAAGCTACACGTTCAACGTATGGGCGATTAATCCGTTTGGTTGGTCCACCGCTAGTGATGCGAGTGGGAGTTTTACGCCATCAATACCTTACGGCATTATAAATGGTGGTTTTATTAGCACTGGGGCAGTAAATAACATAAGCAGGTTTGTATTCACCACAACAGGCAATCCATCTGACTTTGGAGATTTGACTACCAACAGTTACCAAAGTGGAGCTTGCGCCTCCAGCACCCGTGGCTTGCGTGGTGGTGGTCAAACAACTGGGTCAGGTAATTCTGATGTAAATACTATTGATTATGTCACTATTGCTTCAGCGAGTAACGCGACAGATTATGGCGATCTTGTAGCGACAACTCGCTATGGTGTTGGGTGTTCAAACTCCACAAGAGGTCTATTCTGGGCGGGCCGTAATGGTTCAGGCACTACTAGCAACGTAATACAGTATGTCACGATTGCATCTACGGGTAATGCCAACGATTTTGGTGATATGCTTGCCAACGATTATTACGGGGGGGCAGTGGCATCCCCAACTAGAGGCGTTCATATTACTGGTAACGCTGGCGACACTATGCAGTATGTTACGATTGCTTCAACGGGTAACGCTACGGATTTTGGAAACATTAGTTTCTCAGGTTCCTTCAACTCTGGGGGTGTGTCTGCTTCTTCAAACAGCACGCGCGGTGTGTTTTTTGGTTTCTTGCAGGAACCTATTTGGACTAAATCTAACGTCATCCAATACATCACCATCGCTTCTGCTGGAAACTCTTCGGATTTTGGGGACTTAACGGGGGCAAGAAATTATGGGGCTTCTGCAACGGGTGGGGATCGCGCAGTCTTTATTTCTGGGCAAACGGCAGGTTCAGCTTTTAGCAACACAATTGACTATGTGACCATTACCAGCACGGGAAATGCTACAGACTTTGGCGATCTTCCATACTCAACTTACTCGCCATCTGCAAGCTCGGCTGCTCACGGAGGAATTTCATAATGCCTAATTTTAACGGTGTATGGAGCCTGTCCGAGCAGTATCAGAACGCGAGTGGGTGGCCTAGTCCGCCGATAACGGGCTTGTTTATGGGCAGGACTAATACCTACAACTCAATAGAAAAGATATTCTTTACCACTCTTGGAAACGCTACAGATGTTGGTGATTTAAGCTCAGAAAAACTACGGGGCGCAGCAGTCGGCTCCACTACTAGAGCGGTTCATGCTGGTGGGTATAATACTACTGGCGGTAGCCGTTCCAATGTTATAGATTTTGTAACCTTTGCAAGCCTTGGTACTGCAAGTGATTTTGGTGACTTAACTGTTGGTCGAAGCGATTGCACTTCTATGGGCAACGCAACAAGAGGTGTTTGGGCTGGCGGAAGAGATAGTAGCGCCAGAACCGATACAATGGATTACGTTGAAATTGCTTCCGCAGGTAACGCAACAGACTTCGGCAATATGGGGGCCGCTGGTGGAAACCTTGGCGGGTTTGCATCCCCAACAAGAGGGGTAATGGGTACTAGATTTGTGGGAAGCTACACAAATATCATTGAGTATATCACAATTGGCTCAACAGGAAATGCGACAGACTTCGGGGACAGGACAATTTCTAGTTACGATGACAACGGGGCTGCGTCTAGCACAAGGGGATTGTTCGCTGGGGGTAATGATGGTTCTGCGTCTAACGTAATAGACTATGTGACTATAGCTTCCACAGGAAATGCTACAGATTTTGGTGACTTAACTGTTGGGAGATATAGCGGTTCAAACGGCGCTTCTGACAATATAAAGGCAGTATTTGCTGGCGGGGCTGGCGGTGGTTATAATGTAATTGATTTTGTTGTAATAGCCACAACTGGCAATGCGTCTGATTTTGGTGACTTAACGGGAAATAGGATACTTGCTGGCTGCTCCAACGGCCACGGAGGGCTTCAGTAATGACTAAACGCTACCTCGGAAACATCATCACGCAGAACCCGACAGCGCCCGCTGGGCCATATGAGAACGATGCAGCACCGGGAGTGTGGTCGCTTGCGGAAGCCTTTGCGTATAGCAAGGCGGGGCTGTGGCCTACGGCGGGGAATGTTTTACAACGTGCGCTCTTTGTTGGAGGTAGCAGTAGCCCTGCAAACATAAGCATAGACCAAGTAGACATAACAACAACTGGCAACGCTACAGATTTTGGTGACTTGCTCACAGGTCAAACAGGTCTTTCTGCTTGCGGCTCTGATGAACGCGGCGTATTTGCAGGCGGTTCGGAAGGGGGAAGGACAAACACAATACAATTTGTTACGTTTGCTTCTGCTGGTAACGCTACAGACTTTGGTGATCTGACGCAAGTCTTGAACTCATTGGCTGGCTGCAATTCAAATACAAGAGGTATTTTTGGTGGAGGATCAAACAACTCTTCTGCCACAAATGTGATTGCGTATATAACAATTGCTTCCGCAGGAAACGCTACAGATTTTGGTGATCTTTCAGCACCTACTAGGGGGCTTGCTTCTTTTTCGTCTAGCACAAGGGGTATTTTTGGTGGAGGTGATCCTGAAGGTGCCGCAAGAAACGTCATTGAATATATTACAATTGCTTCTACGGGTAACGCCATTGATTTCGGTGATTTAACGCAAACCACCAACTTTCTTGCAGGATGTTCTTCGTCAACGCGGGGTGTGTTTGGCGGCGGGACGGCGGGGTCACGCACAAATGTTATGTCGTATGTGACGATTGCGTCAACGGGTAACGCTACAGATTTTGGTGATCTCACCGCAGCAAAATCAAGTTTGACCGCAGCTTCGGGGTTGACCAGAGGATTGTTTGCAGGTGGAAGTGACGGTAGTACACTTAATAATATCGACTACATCACGATTGCCTCGACTGGGAACGCTACAGATTTTGGCGACATGCGCTACGCTAGGTCTGATCTTGCAGGATGCTCATCTGCAAATGGGGGGACGCAATAATGCCAAAAGATACAAGAACAGAACTTACGTCAATAACGCCTGACATTAACATTCAGCTTCCAATGGCGAAGCCGGAATACAAGTCGATGCTGACAAACATCCAAGAGAAGGCTCCTGCCATTGCACAGGCGTCTAGCAATTTCTATAAGTCGCACTCGCAAATGATGAGCGTGACGCTTGACGTTACGGCAATCACGCCGATCCGCTCTGTGAAACATAGCCTTGCTGAGATTGAGAAGACCAAAGCCGCTCTGCAAGAGGGCTACTTCAAGATGAAGAAGGAAGAGGTCAAGCTCAAGAAGCTAGAGCGCAAGCTGTCAGAAGAGACCGACGATCTTGAGCGCGAGATGCTGGAGATCAAGATCACTGAGAAGCAAGCGCAAGCAGCAAGCTCCCGTGGCTACGTCGAAGGCGCTGTTCGCAAGCTCAACTTCTTCACCAATCAGTACGAAAACCTGATGAAGAAGATCGGCAAGGATGAGTTGACCGAGGAAGATTACGAGCTTGAGGAAATCAAGTATCACATCATGACTTGCATGAAACAGGCGCTCAACTCTGCCCGTCCACGCAACGGCGTGATTGACGAGGGCAATATGATCTACCTGTTTGACCTTGGCATCAACGCAGCGCAGGCGCAGCTTGAAGTTATGTCGTATCTCAACTGGGAGAACGAGCTTGTCAAAGAAGGCAAGGCTCCCGAGCATCACCACACGGTGCAGTGGCTAGAGGCTTGCGCTGATAAATGGGCGCACTGCCCCGGCGACTTTGCAAACAGCCGTGGTTTTGATATACTCGACAGAACATCTTTGACTAACACCCCGCAGATAGAGGACCAAACTGATGGCTCATAAAGTAGTAAAGTACCGCCTTGAAGCGGATGGGACTATCCCAACGTGGCTGACGTTTGGCGTTCCTCAGTCAACTGGCGGAATGTACGCAGTTGCTGATCCAAACACTGCCTCACCGCAGGACTGGATGATGGTCGGCATTTCCGCAGATGGCGCTGACACATCTGACGCGATCACAGTGTTTGCGTCCAAGGCAGACTTGCAAACGTATCTTGCAGCAGAGGCGACATCAAATAGCTGGACTGACCCTGATCCGACTGACCCTGACGCAACGGTTGCCTTTGATGCCGCTGCTCACGCTCAACGTGTTTGGGACGACCTTGACGCTCTGAACGCGTAAGGGGGAAGGCAAATGCCGTTAATTCCTCTCAAACTACCAGCAGGGCAATATCGCAACGGCACTGATCTCATGTCACAGGGCCGCTGGCGGGACATCAACTTAGTCCGCTGGCACGAAGATGCACTGCGTCCTGTTGGCGGCTGGCGTCAACGCGCGTCCGTTGACCTGAACGGCGTTGTCCGCTCCATGCTTGCGTGGGAAGAGAATGACGGCCTTCGCCAGACCGCTGCGGGGACGTACAACAGCTTGTACGTTATCAACGCAAACGGCACTGCAACTGACATTACACCCGCTGGCCTCACGGCTGGTCGCATCGATGCGAACATCAACACAGCATACGGCGGCGGGTTTTACGGCAACGAAGAATACGGCTTGCCACGCGCTGACACCGAAACCATCCTCCCGGCCACAACGTGGTCTCTTGAGAACTGGGGCGAATACTTGCTGGCCATGTCACATGACGATGGCAAGCTGTACGAGTGGCAGGGTGACGTTCTGACTGACGCTGCGCTGATCTCAAGCGCCCCAACAAGCTGCACTGGCATGATGGTGACGGAAGAGCGTTTCGTAGTGTGCTTCGGCGCTGGCGGCGATCCTCGCAAGGTGCAGTGGTCAGACCGCGAAGACAACACAACTTGGACGCCCGCAGCTACAAACGAGGCTGGCGACATAAACCTGCAAACCAACGGCGTTATCCTCGCCGGGCTTCGCACACGCGGCCAGTCGCTTATCCTAACGACAGAGGACGCACACAGTCTGACGTACTCCGGTCCGCCGTTTGTGTACGGTGTGGAGCGAGTTGGAACCTCATGTGGGCTTATAGCGGCCCGTGCGGCGGCGTCTGTTGACAACGGCGTGATCTGGATGGGTCTGCGTGGGTTCTTCGTTTACTCCGGCGGCAGGGTGCAGAGCATCCCGTGTGACGTGGCTGACTATGTGTTCAGCGACATCAACAAGGATCAGCGGTCAAAAGTTTCTTGCGTGGTCAACAGCGCGTGGAACGAAATCTGGTGGTTCTACCCAAGCGCAGACAGCCTTGAGTGCAACCGCTACGTTGCCTATGACTTCGTTGAAAACATCTGGATCACAGGCGAGATGGATCGCACGGCTGGCGTTGATCGCGGCGTATTCCGTTACCCAATGTTCATTGCAAGTGACGGCACACTGTATGAGCATGAAATCGGGTACAGCTACGGCGCAAGCACTCCATACGCTGAAACCGGGCCGATCTCCATTGGCGCTGGCGACAACCTTATGAATGTGGTCGAGCTTATTCCAGACGAGAAAACGCAAGGCGATGTATCCGCCACGTTTAAGACGCGCTTTTACCCGAATGGCGCTGAGAGCGAATACGGGCCGTTCAGCATGAGCAACCCGACATCTGTACGCTTTCAGGGGCGTCAGGTTCGGATGCGTGTTGAGGGAAGCGTTGCAACTGATTGGCGCGTTGGCATCATGCGGCTTGACGCGCGGCAGGGTGGGCGTCGATGAGAGTTGTTCCGCCGATCACAGTGGACTTAGCGGCGTGGGCGGAAAACCTGCGCCGTTATCTTGGCAGGGCTTTAAACCAGCT